GGGCCGAGCCGATGACGACGGGACGCAGCTGGCCGGAGAAGAAGGCGCTGATCGCGCACCTGCTGGAGCAACACGGGCGGCGGATCGAGAGCACGTCGTACTGCGGGACCCAGGAGCTGCAGGACATCCACCGGGTCCTCGACCCGACGTGCAAGTGGCTGCCCCCGGTCGTGGTGGAGGTCCGGTAGATGCCGGACATGTCGCGCAAGCTCAAGAAGATCGCGGAGCAGTTCCGGCGCGAGATGGAGTTGATGGGACTTGGGGTAAGCATCAAGGCTGGCGACGGACCGTGGATCAAGATCAGCAGCTCGCGCAAGCACGATCACCCGATGCGCTGGACGAAAGCGCTCGCACTCGAGCATCTGCGGATCCAGCATGGTCGCCGCTTCCGCGCCGTGCCCGATCTCGCTGAGCTGCTGCAGGTGCATCGGGTCCTGCACGAGCGGATGGCGGCGCAGTGAGCGGGGCGCTCGAGCAGTTGCGGGAGGATCCGCTGACGATCATCCACGGCGACTGCGTCGAGGTCATGGCGGGCATGGCCGAGGCGAGCGTGGACGCGATCGTCACGGATCCGCCCTACGAGCTTGGTTTCATGGGCCGAGGCTGGGACAAGAGCGGCATCGCCAACGACCCCAAGACCTGGGCAGCCGCCCTCCGCGTCCTCCGCCCTGGCGGCTACCTCCTGAGTTTCGGCGGCACCCGCACCTTCCACCGCATGACCGTCGCCATCGAGGACGCGGGCTTCGAGATCCGCGACTGCCTCATGTGGCTGTACGGCTCCGGTTTCCCGAAATCGCTGGACGTGAGCAAGGCGATGGACAAGGCGGCCGGCGCTGAGCGCGAGGTCGTCGGGACGAAGCAGGTCCCAGATGGCCACGCCTTCGCGAGCGAGAAGTACGGACGGGTTCCAGACGCGAGGACGGTTCCCGTCACGGCGCCACGAAGTGAGCTAGCGAAGCGCTGGGACGGCTGGGGCACCGCCCTGAAGCCCGCATGGGAGCCGATCGTCCTCGCCCGCAAGCCGCTCATCGGGACGGTCGCCGCGAACGTAGAGAAGCACGGCACGGGTGCGCTGAACATCGACGGGAGCCGGATAGCGACTAGCGAGGATATGGACCGCGGCGTCAGGAGTACGGCGCTCGGCCGCATGAATGACGACGCATGGAAGCCGAAGCCAACGGCGGCGCCGGGATCTCCGCTCGGCCGCTGGCCGGCGAACGTGGTCCTCGATGAGCATGCGGCCGAGATGCTGGATGAGCAGAGTGGGTACAGCGAAACGCGCCAAGTGGGACGGCCACGCAAGCCGGGCGGCGGGGGATTCCAAAACGGCTCCTCCTCCTCCTCCTCCTCCTCCCGGTTCGACAGCGGCGGCGCCTCTCGCTTCTTCTACACCGCCAAGGCCGACAAGCTCGACCGCGGCGCGGGGAACACGCACCCGACGGTGAAGCCCGTCGATCTGATGCGCTGGCTCGTCCGACTCGTCACACCACCGGGCGGTCTCGTGCTCGATCCGTTCGCTGGCTCGGGCACGACGGGACAGGCGGCGCTCGCGGAGGGTCGGCGCTGCGTGCTCATCGAGAAGGAGGCCGAGTACGTCGAGGGCATCGAGCGCTGGCGGGCAGGGATGCAGCTCGGGCTGGGGATGTCCTGATGGCCTGGGCCAAGTTCACCGACAAGCTGCACGAGAACGACAAGGTCGGATCGGTCAGCGATGCCGCGTTCCGTCTCTGGGTGCTGTCCATCACCTGGTCGAACGACAAGCTCACGGACGGGCATGTCCCGACGTCGCGCCCGGTGCGCCTGCTGGTCCTGCGCAACGCCAAGAAGACGATCGCCGAGCTCGTCGCCGCGAAGCTCTGGCATCAGGCAGCGCATCCCTGCACGTCGTGCCTGGCGCAGCGCGCGGCCAAGAAGGTCCTCGATCCCATCCCCTCGGGTGGCTACCTGATCCACCACTACTTCGACTTCCAGAAGGCCGCATGGGTGATCCGCCAGGAGCGGGAGCACCTGCGCTCGATCGCGTCTAAGGGAGGAGCCGCGAGCGTCGAAGCG